GCGGCTCCGCTTCCGGCCCGCGGCAAATCGGAGACCGTGCCGACGAGGGCGCCAAATGAGGAAAAGGCTGCCGCTGCCGCCGCGGTGATGTTCTGCACTCGCTCGTTGTCGAGCTGTTGCAGTGCCTGTGCGTATTCCAGGGCGTGCTCCTTGTCGGCGTCTCGCATGCGTTGCAGCTCCTTGTAAGTGGCGGCCTGTAGGCGTAACTTGACCGCGGCGCGCGCCACTTCCGAGACGCCGAATGCCGTGTTGTTGCCGGTGCTCTCGTTCTCGTTCTTGTCGTCGCGCGGTGCTCCGAGATCTTTGCGTGCGGAGCGGCGTGCGGTGTCGAGCAGCTCTTCCACTTTCTTCTTGCGCTCCTCTGCCATGAGCCCGCCCTGTCCGTCGTCTCCCTGATACTTGAGGCGTAATGCGGCCTGCAATCGCAGATACTCCTCTTCCGAAATGAGTTTTTGGGTGTGTAGTTCCGCCAGCACCTTCATCTCCTGCTGAAATTGTTCGAGTGCGGTCTGCTTGAGATACTCGTTTCGCAGTTGCTTGACCTTCTCTTGGTACTTCTTCTCTCTTGCGAGCCGTTGGCGGTTGTCCTCTTCTTGCACTGCGGCGTCGGCCTTCTCAAAGTCTTCGACGCGCCCCCACTGTTTGAGATAGGCGGCTCGTCGTTTGAGGTGTTCGAGTGTGATGCGGTCGCGCTCCTTCTCGTAGGCCTCGGTGGTGATGAGCCCCACGGCTTCGTTGTGCTCCAATTGTTCGAGTGCGGTCTTGTTCTCCTTGTCGATTTGTGCCAGGCTCCAATCTTGGTTTCGCTTTTCCTCCTTGTCGGTGTACTTGTCCAGCTCGTCTTGCCACTTCTTTCGTTGGTCGGCGTTGCGTTTATAGAAATCGCGCTTGCTCTTCAGGGCTTCCTCGTCGTTCTTTGCCACGGCGGCGTTGTACTCTTCGGTGGTGATGAGCCCTTGCGCGAACTGCACTTTGAGTTGGTCGTTCTTCTCGCGTTGCAGTTTGTCGACCTGTTCGATGTGCTTTTTGCCGTCCTCCAGCTCCTTCTTCTTGAGCTTGTCTTCCTTGGTTTCCTTCTTGTTGCCGGTCTTTCCACCTGCGTCGGGGGTGGGTCTTGTGCCTTCTCCCTCTGTGTCGCTGATGGTCTCGGCGGCTTTTTTGTTGATGAGTTGGCTGTAAAACGTCTTGATCTCGTTGCGGCCGTTGACAAAGTTGTTGAGTTGATTGATTTCCCTTGTGGTTTCTGCCAAATCGGCCTGCGCGGCGTTGAATGCGTCGGTCTGCGCTTGCAGTTCCTCGCGCTTTTTTACTAAGGCGCCGTTGGCTTCGGCGGTATATGGCGACCCGTACGGCCCCATTGCGACTGTATGCTTAACCGATTTATACTGCGGTTTTTGCAATTCTCGGTTTACTGCACGGATGTTGTATGCCTTTCTGTCGGCCGTTATCTGCTGTTCGATTCGCTTTTTCTGCAGCTCCACGAGTTTATCGTAGGCGGCTTCTGCGAGTGCTTTGTTTTGCAGCGAACGGATATACTCAGAAATCGCCTTGGTGTTGCGCTCGGTCAATTTCCCCTCCTTGGTCAATGAGGCGTGATAGCCCGGTACGATTCGTTGCAAATGCTCAATCGCTTTGCGTCGGGTGTCGTATGCCTCTTTGCTATTGCGAACAATGTTGTGCAAGCGCTGCACCAGCCCGATTTCCTCGGCGGCCTTTTTCATTCCCTCTTGCTGCACTTCGTTGAGAATGCTGCGCTTTTGCGTCAAGTCCTCGGTCTTTCGGGTGAATGCGACAATGAGTGTGATCAAAGTTGCGACCGCCGAAAGCACCAAGCCCAAAGGATTGGCCGCCATGGCCCTGTTAAAGAGAATCTGTGCGATGGTAGCTCTTTCGTAGTTCCAAGTAAGGAGCGCCAAAACAGCATTCCACGCCATGGTCGCGGCGGTTTTGATAGCCAGCCATGCCGCTTGTGCTTTGTCGGCTACGATATTGAGCAGCTTCACGGCCAAAGCCCTTTTCTGCCACGCGGTTGTAATAACGAGTCCTGTCGTATAGGCTGCGATTGCCACTGCGAGTGTGACGATTGCGCGCTTGTGCTCCAGGGCAAATTTGATTGAATAGAGCAGTGCCTTTGCAAACAGTGCGGTGGATGATACCATGTGTTTGACCACCGGCTCCAAGTGGCCGCCTAATTCCACGGCCAAATCTTTGTAGGCCTTCTGCGCCTTTTCGAGCTGTGCCTGCACGGTGCCGTTGGCCGCTTCCGCTTCCTTGGTTGCAGACGTGTGTTCCAAGAATGCGAGTGCGGCCTGCTGCTGTGTGGCTTTGAGGTTGTCGAGCCCGTTTGCGAGTGTTGCGAGCGTTTGCGTCACTCCCGATCCCGAAAGTTTCATCTCTTCGAGCATGGGTGCGATGTTTTCCAACGAGCGTGCGTCTTTTAGCGCCCCGATGAACTGCAAGAGCGCTGCGTTTGCGTCGTTCTTGACGAGTTCGGTGAACTTTTGCACGTCGAGTCCGGCGGCCTTTGCCATCTTGGCGGGTCTGCGATAAATAGCCGTCAAAACGTTCTGCATGGCGGTGGCGCCCTTTTCGACTCCCACCATGCCCTGATCCAGAACGGCGGCTATCGCTGTGAGATCCGACTGCGCTATTTTGGCGGTGCTTCCGATACTCGCCAAACGCGCGGTGAATTCCAACAGATAGGGTTCGGAGGCTGAAGACGACTGTGCCAGTTCGTTGATTACCGACGCGGTTGCAAGCATGCCGTTCTTGAGTCCCATGGCTCGCCCCTCGCTGAAAAGCTGTGTGAGCTTACCGATGTTCTTCACGCCGTCCTCGCCCAAATCGTCGCCCAAAGCCAGGTTGATTTGATTGGCCGCGTCGACGAAATCGAGAATGTCCTGTTTGCCGGTAATACCCAAACGTCCCGCGTCTGCCGCCAGGTCGTTGAGTTTCTCGCGCGGGGTTCTCGTGTCCATTTTCTTGAAAGCCTCGTTGAGCTCTTCCACGTCTTGTGCTGCCAGCCCCGTGTATTTCGTCACGCCACTCATGTGCTCCTGCATGTCGGCGTACGTATCGACGAAAGACGATACCCACTGCTTTGCATTGTCAAAGATTTCCGCCACTCCCGTGAACGTGGTGATTGCACCCATCCATTTATTGCCGAAATCAGCAAGTTGGTCTCCTATGCTTTTGTCTTCTTCTACCTCCTGTTGTTTGCGAATCTCTTGCAATTCCTTCTTGGCACTCTTGAGCGCCTCGGTGTAGGCGTCCCACTCCTCCGATCCGCGTTTTACGGCGCCCGAATTGAGCTCAGCATTGATTTGGCGAATCGTCTTTTGCAGCTCCTTCGGCGTCTGCTTGTCCATGCGTCGCAAACCGTTTGTAAGCGCTTCCACACGGTTCTCCGAGCGCTCCAACTCTCGAGTGCTCTTTCTCAGCTCTGAACTCAACCTTTGGAGCATTTCGACGGTGCGTTTCCGCTGTGCGTCTGTGGTGTGTTTGTCGCTCAATACCTGCTCCGCTTGCTGCTTCTGCCGGTTCAGCTCTTCCACCTTCTTTCGGAGTTGCTCAATATTCTCCTTCGCGTCTTTGTCGTTGACGTGGAGTTCGATTATCTTGATGTCTTTTTCTACCATAACAGAAAAATAAAAGCGGTATCTGACCTTTTGCGTCAAAGATACCGCTAACCGTTCATAAGGAAAATGACAATTTTAGTCTCCCTGTTCCCCTTTTATGTGGTCTGGTCTAAACTATGGAATCGAATACTCCGGCGAACTCCTTACCAATGTCGTTTGACAAGCGTCTGTTCAGTACCTTCTTCGATATATCCCACGACACAGAGAACCACGGTCTGCGCTTTCTCGTGGCTCCGAGCCCCCGCTTGGCTCTTTCCACGGGGTCTAAAAATTTCAGGTCGCCCCCGTTGTCTCTTTTGTAGCCCTTTCCTGTACCCGCGTCGACATATATCCCGTATTCCACGAAACGATATGCGGCTTGCATGGCAAAACCGTCGGGTGCCACGCTGAAAGCCTGCTGGTGTACGCTGCGTTGCAACGTTCCCGTGCGGTGAATGTTCATTGTCACGATCCGATCCGTCCAAATTCTCACCATCATATCATGCCACTCTCGTGCAAAGGTGGCAAAGTCCTTTTCTTCTTGTTTGTCCATGGCGCCTATTCATTCCACTCGGTGGGGTTGAAAGAAATGTCCACCGGCTCGTCGACATAAAACATGAAGTAAAGCCCGGTGCAATCGTTGAGAAAGATACCTCCCATCTCTCGAGAACGAATGCTTTTCATCTGCACATATAGTCCCTCTTTGAGGAATCTCGGCTCGTCTCTGAGGAGCCCGGACTGAAATTGTCTGAGGAGTTCACGACACGTTCCCATCTTTTCTCGTCGGTCTCGTTCGTTGCCGTGTTCGTATCGCATGAGCAGAAAGACGGTGAATGCCTTTCGCTTGAACCACCCTCCGCTATCGAGAAAGGTTTCCTCGTCGCAAATGTCATCGACTGCGACAAAATTGGCATCACAATCGTAGCGGTTGAGCACACTGTCCAGGTGGTTAACTCCCGAACAGGATACGGTGCAAAATTGTAGGTCGCTTGCCATTCGGTTGCGCCGGCAAAGGTCTTCGAAATAGTCGTGGAAATCAATCATGGTGGAATCCTTTTTTGAATAGTTGATGAGCTATGCCCAATTGGACGAGGGGATATATAGCCCGCCCCCGCGGGTTGGGAAACGCTCGCAGCCTATATATAGCGTATCCCATGCGTCCGATCCGTCGGTGCGCGTTTCGAGTCGGTCTTCCTCCGTTTCTGCGAGTTTCTCCCCGCGTTTGTCCTTCTTCCCGTTGTAGACGCCCGCTAACTGCAACGAGACGAGCAAATCAGCACAATTCTCTTCGTTGATATAGGGTTTCAAACGCCCCTGCCCCTGAAAACCTCGGTTGATGAGTAGGTGCTTTTCGGCGTGATTCATCGGCTGCCCGATGTAGACGCTCTGCACGCTTCGTTTGCGTTTTCTGAGCGTCTGTTCGATGACGCGGCGAAAGTCGATATCATTGACGGCGTAATTCGAACCGATTGCTGTGCTATCGTAGTAGAAAATCACCTCCTTGTTCGGTCGGCGTTCGTAGTAGTCGCAAAAATCATTGACGAGTTCGACCAGTTTACGCTCGTACTTGACGAAAAAGCACTTGACCGTGTTCATTCTTCCCATTTCCTCGTCCACCTGTCCTACCACCAGCCAGTTGATGTTTCGGTTGAAGTCGAATGCAATGCAAAGCGGTGCGTCCGGTATGAGGTCGTCGTCCACTCGGCTATCGCGTGTTTGGGTGATTTCCCCGAATTGGTATTCCAATGAGTCCAGGTAGTTGAAGTTGGCGGCCGTATAGAGATGAGCTTCTGTCATGGACGAATAGAAACCATCTTGCAGTAATCGGACGGGTTGGCAAAGCACCGACGTCTGAAATACCAGCGGCGGCAAATCTCGCTTCATCTGCCGAATGTAGGCCTCTCCGAGCACCTCAATGTTAGTCAGCGTGGAATAGGTCCCAAAGAAGAGCGCGTGCTTTCTGAACTGCGAAAGTAGCTTCTCCAATCTTGCAACTCGTTTCGGAATGTAGTCCGGTATGTTTGACACCCCCTCCGCTTTGATTCTCGCGATGTGCCTTTCACGCTCCGCCTTGAGCGTCAAAATTGTGGTGATCAGCTCCCGATCCATTTTCTCCTCGAAGTTGAGAAACCACGATCCCTCCTTGGTGATTGGCATATCGGATGTAACGATCATTCCATGATGAAGCGGTTGGTCGCCAAACTCGCGTAATTGTCCGCGGTTGGCCAAAAACGTCTCGTCCTTGAGTCGGTCGTACTTTACAAACTTGGCCTCGTCGATACACAGGAAGTCGAACGATTTGGAATTGGACGTGCCTTTTCTGTCCTGCGAAACGATTTGTGCGATGGCTCCGTTGTAGAACGAAATAATGTGCTCCCAGTTGTGCGGTTCGATGAGTGGTTTCGGCCAATTGAGCGCCTTCGGTGGTTTTCTTCCGATACACCAATGCACGTCTCGCTTGTATCCCCATGCCTCCCAGTGCATTGTCATCGACGGCAAAGTGTTTGTCATGGCGCGAATCGCATTGGGCGCCACGATTGCCGCGGTGCATCTTGGCATGGATTGAAAGGCGTTGAGCAAAACCGTGGCTTGCACCACACCTTTCCCCGTTCCACGTCCCGCTATGGCAAAGGTATCTTTGGCCCCCACTGCAAGAACTTCCCGCTGCATTCGGTTCAGATAAATCTTCATGTTCCCATTTTCTGCATGGTTATCCGCGCTTCTCTCGCCTTCGCATTGAGTTCTGTGAGGGCGCGATGGGTTTCTGTTTTGAGCACGGCGGGTTCTTTGGTGATATCTCCCGCCGTCAAGGCTCTAATCTGTGCGTCTGTGCTCTCCCGTTGGCGTTCTGCCGGCGAACTGTCATCATAGTCCTCGGCTCCCGCCGGTATGCGCCGAAAGAGCTCGTCGTATCTTGTTGCCAGTTCCGCTTTGAGCCCCGTCCACCAAAAGATCACCGCGTAACGTTCGGCGGGCGAAAGATGAATGTTCAACGCGTACTCGTCTGCCGCCGTGCGGTATAGGAATTTCGCCATTTGCTCAATCGGTTCCTCTATCTGCGAACTGATCCAACTTTGGAACAAGTTCTCGCAGATGAGGAAATCGCCGAATTTAAGCCTTTCGTCGAACAAATGTGCGTCGATGGCTTCATACTTCCCGATATGTGCGGGGCGTATGGCCGTGGTGGGCGGTTCCTCCAACCACGCTAACTCCTCGGCCGCGCTCAACAAGGTATAAGGAGAAAGCACTTTCCACATGGGTGGGTTGGGGCGTTCGAACGCAAAGCGGCGCAAATATCTCAACTGAATCTCTTCGACGGTGAAACGTTCGGCCGCCATGAGTGCGCAAATGTAGAGCAGTTCCCTTTCAGACAAGGCCTCCCAGCCTTTTGGTATGCGCACTTTCAGCGTTTCAGGAAAAAAAGAAGGTGGGGTGGTCTGCTTTGTTCTCATAGAAACCGCTATGTCGTGCTCTGTAGGTAGCCGAATTTGTGTACTCGGGGATAGAGTCGGCAAAGATCACCAAGGAGGCTCTGAGGTTTTGGCATGCTTTATGGGTCGGCCCCGCTGTCATATCGCGTGCCATGAGTACGCGTCCCCTTTCCAAGAGCGTTTTCATTGCATGTTGTCGCGGTGAATTGTCGTCTGTGCGAAACTCTCCGCCCTTTCTCAACCAGTTGAGCATCGCTTCGTAGAGTTCGGGCGAAATCTCGTGCAACACGTGGATCGCTCCCTCGTGGCGCTGTGGTGCCAAACGCGCGTATTCTCTTATAAATACCTCGCGTTCTTCGCACAAAACTCCGTATTTTCTCAGCAAAGTCGGGGTGTAAAGAAAGGAGTCCACCATGTCCTGTGCGTTGCTCGTCTCGTTCCACGCCGTGCTCAAGGCTTTTGTCCTCAATTCATCGAAGACATCAGAACACTCTTCGTAGAGTTGCCTCTGCAGTGCGTCGACTCTTGCTTGTGAGGCGGGGCTTTTTTCGGCCGTCGAGATGACTCCAAAGCCAGACCCTGTAAGAATCAAGTCGAGACTTCGGACGGCGTTGTGTGCCGCCGCCAAACAAATGTATCGTTCTCTCAGTTCACTCAATTCTTCGTAGGGTGCAAACTCCCCGGTGCGGTTTTCGTAGAGTTCCAATTGTGGTACCATTTTTCGATAAACGCTATCGGTTGCGTCTCGGAAAGCGGGTACGAGCGCGTCGAATTTCTGTTTGGTGATGATACTCATGACTGTGTAATTTTAGCGTCCCGGTGTTCGTCGAGCGTGGTTAATTGAATCATTGGCAGTGTTGGCGTTCCGCGAAATCCATTGTAAGCAAAGCACAAGCGCAAAGCCGTGAGGAGAATGTCCTTCATGGGCTTGAGCAGCGCCTGTTTCATGGTGTAGAGTTCACGCTTATCCGACCCGCTGTTGTTGGTCTGCGCCTTCCCCGGTACTGCCCCCACCATGTTGGGGTGTACGCCAAAAGCAAAGCAGATGGTATTTGCCGCCGCTTGCACGTCCTCTGCCCACTCTCCGCCTTCTTTCTTTCCGTCGATGAGTGAAACACGTACATCATGCACCTCATGCCCGTCGGGCGAAACATAGAACGACGAGATCCAAACCTTGTTCGCATTGGCCAAACCCGAAAGGAAGTTGCGTATGTTCTCCTTTTCTCGGCGAATACGTTCTGCTATTTTCTCGGCGTCGGTGATGAACTCTTCCCGGCAAATGCGCTCGTAATAGTCGCGTTGAATCTCCACCAGGTATCTCACGCTCGTATGGTTTCTCAGTTTTGCCCGCTTTCCCACCGAAATCAGCCGTTTCTCATCGTAGCTTCCTCCTCGAAGAATAGACGACCAGTAAGGAACTGGGTAATATTGGCAGCCCGCCGTTGGGAATCTTGCTGCGACGGCAAATTTCCGTTCGCGGGTTGGCGTACGTTTCCGCCCCGTCTTCGGGTCGGGCTCCTGCCCCATTCGTACTTTGAGATCACCTAACGGGTCTCTCATGTTGAGCAGTGGAATCTTCTCAATCTCTTCGGGCTTGGGACGGTTTGCATGCCAGTTGGCATAATAGACAAACGGAATATTTCCATATTGGTCGGCCTCGGCAAATCGACAATAGGGGGCTTCTTTGTGCACAATTCTGTTGATGAGTTTGCCGTCTGCCGAAAGGATGATCACCGAAACGGCGAAATAATAGAGTTGCATATCTGTGCTCTGATCCAAGACATACATGGGCAAAGCCTGTCGTGCACTCCAATTCTCAGCTGCTTGGTCTGTTTCTCCGGTGTGAATACCCGCTCCATACAGTGCAGTGACATTGAAATTCAAGCATTGCGCCGTCACCTCGTCACCGTCGATAAGTCGTTTCAGTTCGTATGGCAGCTGATCATCGGCGCCAAACGGAATATATTTCTCGGTTGCGCTGCCCGGCAAAGGTTTCGACTTGGCCGCTCCCACCACGGTGTCAAAGACTTCGGTGGTGTCTCCCACTTCCGCGATCACTGCCTGCACGCCTTCGGTGTTGAGAGTCCAAACTTCGTGTGTCGTGTCCATTACAAATAAATCTTCATGTCGTCAATCTCGAAAAGTGTGTAGTTGCAAAATTCGCGTATCTCTCCCGATGGGAGCAGCAGCACGCGCGTGTAGCGCCGTTTGTTGTGTTCCCCTTGATAGATAGCACGCGAATACAAAAGGATCTCCCCCGTCGACATTTTCCACACTTTCAGCCGGTGCGGTTGCCGGTCTCTGAGCAGTCGCCGTGCTTCCGCGTGGTGGATACGTTTCGGATACATTCTTTGTTCGTTCTTACTCATAGCTATTGTCAAAACTATCGTCGAAAATCTTATATCGTTTGCCGGTCGTGGTGGTCTCGGTGGCGGGGCTTTCCTCCTCCATACGAAATTTCACCGTGGCGTGGTTTAGCTTCGTCGTGTCGTCGGTGCATTTGATTTCAGCTTCCACCGGCATGATAGGCGTTCGCATGGGCAAAAGCACCACCTCGTCGGCTTGCGTCACGCTTTCCACCTGCCGGGTGTCTGTTCCCAGGGGGGGGAAATAGCATGTGATTGTCACTTCACTCTCCGTCTCGTAGTTGTGTCGACGCCCCGCGATTCGCGCGGTCTTATAAGTGGGTTTCGCATTGCGCTCCACGGTGCCAAAAGCATGCACGGTGTCTGCCACTCCGAAATCATTCCGAAACTCAATATCTGCTCCTCCGCCCTGTGAGGTGTTGGGCGGGGCGATTTCGTAGCGTTGTCGGCGTGCTCCACATGCAGCAGCGTAATGACAAAGCACGGCGCCCGCTTCGGGTGGATTGAGTCGGGCGGGTGAAACGTCTACCACGTTGGCCCCGTCCTTTTGTGAGGCTGCAATGCTCTCGGTGTGCTCCACTGCGCCGTGCGCTGTCCACCAAACGCTCGAAATCGCCACGGCCGTCTCGCTTCCCACCCATGCGAGGCGTTCCGTTGCCGCGCGGTGGGTCAATTTCACCGGCGGGGCGAATGTAAGGAACGAACGTGCCGTAAAAGCCGCGGCGGTTTCTCCCATGTGGCTCTGCACCGGGATCACGGTCGATGTGATCAAAGTCGTGCGATTGCTGTCCTTGATCACCTCCAACTTCACCACTGCAATCTTCCGCTCTGCGCGGTCTCTAATCAATGAGCCGGCGTCGTGCAGTGTGATTTGTCCGTTTATGGGGCGTAACGTCAAATCAAGTGCCGGGTGCCCGTTTACACTGATCAAGCACCGCAAAGGCGTGCTCGTTGAAATGGTCAACGCCTCCCACTCATCGGGAAACGTCAATTGAGGAATCGATGAGAGTAACTGCATACCTTACGCTACTTATTTTTTGCCTAATCGAACGGGAACCGCCCCGGCTATGGCGAGGAGCAACAGCACCCACCAAATACCAGGCTGCCACGATGGTTCTGGGCTTTCTTTCTGTTGTGCCGTCTCTCGGTGCACGGCGTGTAGAGCTTCTGTCTTTGTTCGCCAAACGGTGTCAGTTCGAATGTGCCAGCGTTCTTTAATGCGTTCTTTGACGGTGGTTGCTCCTTCGAGATAAACGCTATCATGCAAATAGACGCTATCCCGTACAAGTGCCGTGAATCTAAGCGTGTCGGTTCTGTTGACTTTCAGTGTGTCGTGAACTAGAACGCGCCGCTCCACGGTTCGGGTGGTGGTGCAACTTGAAAAGCAAAGGCTAAGCACCAGCAGAATCAGCGGTGAAAGTTTTATGCTCGAATCTATCTTCATGTCAGTCAGTAAAAGGAATCGCTTCCACTCTCGAGATCCAGCCCCTGAGATACTTTTGTTGGCGCGGGTTATTCTTCACTATGGCACGCAAAAATCGCAGCCGCTCGTTTTTGAGTGCAAGAAACAGCGTCTCGGGCGGTGTTGCATTGGCCGCGGCCAAAGTCTTCGCCCCCATAATTCCGTCAATATTCTGCGCCAAAACGCGCTGAAGAGCTTTGATCCCATGTGCTCCGCTGTGGAATGTAAAGTCTGCGACCATCATTGCCACGGATTGGGATTTCAGTTCGTCGGCCTTACAGCGTTGCCAGAAATCGTGATCCGCGATATTTCTCCACTCTTCATAAGAAATCGCCTTCAAATCTTTGACCGTCGGTGCGGGGCGTTTTTGAGATTTTCTCCATGCGGTGAAAGCAGCGAGTGTTACCCCGATCATCGTGGCTCCCCCGCGGTCGTCCGGGTCGTTGGCAAAGCCCTGCAAACGGGCTTTTTCGAACAGTACGTCCGTTGATTTGTTTTTGTTCTCTACGCCGGCTTCAAATCGCAGCAAGTGGCGCAAAAAAGGATTGATGTTTGGCATAATCAATTTTGTTGTGGTTTAATACTCGTGTTTGTTCTTGACTCAAAGCCTTGGATCTCAAAAATCGCTTTGTGATTGTTGATAATGTTTCGGCTGTCCTCGTGGATGATCCCCCTGTAGTTGCGTCCTTTGTGTGCTCGGCCGTCGTCGGCTGCGTTTGCATTGTTATCCAAATCGTAGTTGACGAAATAGGTCGTCCCCGTCTCCACCTTTTTCCCGGCATGAAATTTCCAAAGGTCGATTGCGTACAGTTGTACATTCTGCGGTCGTCCGTTGACATTGATTTGAAAATTCGGTTGTTCTACTCGTATAGGACAAACACGTGAACAATACCAGCCATCTTCCACTCGCGTCGCATTGATATCGCCCATCGCCGCTCCATGTTCGTCTATCAACGCGTTTTCAGGTGTGGCCGTCGTGGAGAAATTATTTTCCAACGGGTTGAACCAAAAGGCGGCGGGGTAATCTTCGGTCGGCGTCGACGTGCGCGAACTCTCAAAGATTTTGTGCATGCTGCCGTCTGCTCGTCTGAACTCACTCCAGCCCTCTGTATAGTAAGCTCCATGCCCGAATTGATAAAGGGGATATTCCTGCTCATTTTCGGAAAAATAGGGGCTTTCCACCTTCATCTGCTGAATATCCTGATCATGCCTGTTATCCGTACCGGCCGTTAACCAGTTGTAGAGTTGCGAAATCGTAGTGAATCTTGTCAGGCGAATCATCTGCAGTGGTGTCCATACCCCCGCCACTCTGCGTGCATTGGCAAAGATCCCTTCAGGACCCAAATCATAGAGCAGCGCCCCCGTTTCGGGGTCAAAGCATTGCATTACAGGGAATCGTCTGTTTTGGGTATCAGATCTATATCCAAACACGAGTCCCGGGTGCTTACAGCCTGCGGCGTAAAATCTCATTTCCGCGCCGGCGGTAACCATGCGATCCTCCGAGATGTTGCCTGTTGAGAGATTTTCGATTTGTGCTGTTCCCGCCAGGAACATGCCGGTGCTTACCATCTCGAACGAGTCACCCTTTTTCCAATATGGAGAATTGGCACCGGGGCGCGTCTCGTTTCCCGCTTTGGCATGCGTGCGGGTGCAGCGATATGTTTCTCTTGTCCCCGCGGGCGTCAAAACAGTCACCACGTCTTCATAACCGCCCCCCGTCACGTTGCGTCCCCGAAATACCGTCCCTTCGGCAAACGCGTCCCAAAAACCACGATTTTGCACGCTGGCGCCCACTTTGTCGTTTTCAGACAAGCACCATGGCGTGGCCGTTATGCCCTCTTCCAATTTGGGAGCGCAAAATAGCACCTCGTGTCGCTGTGCATTGTCGGCGTTTTTCAGCCAGCAGCGTAAATAAGCGCGGTTTTCTTCTCCCGGTCTTGGCGTCCTCGCCTTAAATGAAACCGAGACTCTTTGCCACTCTCCGGGCTTTGCAGCCGAAAGGCGAAAATGCTCGCCCGAATTAGGAAAGACAATCATCCAGCCGGTATTGTCACCACGAACATAAACTGAAAATGTGTAGTCCAGTCCTGCAACCAAATCCACCGGTATGCGCTGCGAGAACTGCGCGTATTCCTCGCCCACGGCGCCGCGTTCCACTAGCGTTCTCAGTACTCCGCACCCTGTGACGGCGGGCTGTACGTCTTTCGCTGTCTCAGTCTTGGCGTGTGTGCCGTTGAGTCCCGATTCCCATGCTCCGTCTTGATGAAAATCCGTCCCGTCAAGCAGATTGGGACGCGTGGGTTCAGCTTCGGCTCCGTCTTTTGCTAATCGTGTAACCAATCGGACTGCGGTTCGTTCATTATGCCCGTCCGAATAACCCACCCGCTCGTACGTCCAAAGCCACGGTGTTTGCGGCGTTGGCACGGACGGGGTGCTTTTCCAATCGCGGGCGTCGCGTTCGGGGGCTGTGCCGTCGGGCGGGAGCAGATAGAACGTTTCGATGTGGTCAATGCCGCGGCCGTTGTCGCCAGGGTCGCCTTTATCGCCGGGATCCCCTTTATCGCCGGGGTCGCCTTGCTTGCCTTTTACCTTTGCCCACTGATAAGCCTCCGGTTTGGTGGACGCTTTCTCTTTAAAATCGGTGTAGATCCCGATATAGTCGAAAACCGCTCCGCCGGGTGTCGTGGTGAAATCTACTTGTCCGTCTTCGCTGTTGGCGTATGCCGTGTGCGTGTGGCTTGTCAAACCGTTGTTTCCCGGGTCGCCCGGCAAACCTTGCTTACCTTCCACCTTTGTCCACTGATAAGCGTTCGGATTGGTGGGGTCGGGGCTGTTTTCGTCGACGCACGTTCCCATATAGACGAACTCTCGGCCGTCGGGGTTCGACGTGGTGAAGTCCTTAAACGCTTCGTCGTCCAAACCGTTCGCGTGTGCGATGTGCAAGTACGTCGTTCGGCCGTTGTCTCCGCGGAATTGCGTCCAAACGTAGCGTGCGGGGTCTGACGAAGCGGCGGGGTTCTCGTCGGTGTAGAGCCCGATATATAAGGCGTTCGCGGGCGAAAAGGTGAGCCCGCTTCCGTTGCTGTGCTGTGAATAGGCGATGTGCGTGTAGCTGCTCTTGCCGGGGTCGCCCTTTTCGCCCTTTCGGTCGTTTTCCGACGTTGTCCACTCGGAGGGCGTGTCTCCGATTTCTAGCTTAGGGGCGGCGAACCACACAGACGCGTCCCCCTCTTGCTTGTTAAGTCGAAGACGAATGCTCTGGTCGTCGTTTTTTTCTGGAAACGTCGTGAATGTAAACGCGCAGCGCGCCCACTCGCCGTCGTGCTGATAGGAAATGTCTAAGGCCGCAATAGGCTTGAATGCAAAAAGAATGGTCGCACGTTGGAGCCCTTGACTTGTTTTTACCCAAGCGCTAAAAGTGTAGGTTGTGTTTGGTCGCAATCTTCCTGCGACATTCTGAACGATAGAAGCGAACGGCAAGTCTCCAAGCATTGCCGTATCATAACGCACAACGCGCGTTCCCGGCACCGGGCTTGTTTGAGTATCGTCGAAGACTCCAAAACGTCCTTCTTGATTCCACTGATCAAATCCTTTTTTGAATGCGCTATCCTCTAACAGGTTCGCGTGATAGCTTTCCCCGTCTCGGCCGTCGGTTCCCGCTGTTCCTATTTTATCGTTTTCCGATAAGCACCACGTCGTCGGCGTGTCGCCCTCTTCGACTTTGAGACCGCAAATTTCTATCCACTTTCCGCTATCGGCGTCGTTTATGTCTACATAGATTCCACAATACGGCGATGTGCCGTGCCACGTGAACGCTTGCGTGTAACGTTTCCACTCTACACTGTGGTGCAGTGCCCCGTCGTTGTACTCAGCCGGTGAAGAATGAGGGGGACGCTCGGGGTTGGTTCGTAGGCGATATCCGTTGTCGGGGTAATTATCCCATAGGTGCAGATTGCCGTCAGTACGATACCAAAAGGAGACAACGTAGGTCTTTCCCACGGTAAGCTTTTCGCCGGGAATGCTTGCACGTATTACGTTGACTTGCCCCATGGCGCAAACCACATTCGTCCCGTTCATTCCGCCCGGCAAGACCGTCACTCTCCCCCTTACTTCCGTCCATTTCGGGTTGCGCGGTGAGGCATAAATCGGGGTGCCTGTGTTGAAGTTCGTGCCGTCGAGCAAGTTCACACCAACGGAAAGACCCGCGTCGCCGTCTCGGCCGTCCTTCGGCTTGGCTTGAATGAGCGTCCAGTGAATAGAGTTCGGCGCGGGTTCCTCTGTCGTCCCTTCTGACTTTGTCGTGGTGCACCTCCATCTCGCACCGTCCAGCCACACGTCGCTTATTTCAAAGCGTTTCGTTTCCGGGTTCCGTGTCCCGCCGTAATACTTTGCTCCTTGCTTCCAGTTGCCCCGATCCACAATTTCAGGAATAGGACTTGCCTTTGCGTCAAGTCGAATGATGTCTTGTACCACAAGCCCCCGTGCAAACAGATAATCATCGTTTGCGTCAACGACTCCTGCCAGTTCCTTTTTCAGAAAATCGGGCAAAGAGCCAAAGGCTGCTCGTTGGTTCTCCGGCGTAATTTTCGGCGCCGTCACTCCCTGCAAATGCACAATGCGTCCCTCCCTTGATGAGAGATACAAGCATGATCTGCGTTCTGCGATACTCGTGTTACCCCACCGTGCGAGATTCATTCCCTCGCACGGCTGCATATTTGCTCCACCGGGAACGTCGGCGTTGTCATACAAAGAGCAAGTAATCGAGTTTTCGTTGATGTCCACGCTTTCGACTCTGAGCCATGCCACGGCGTAAATCGCCGCCTCGGGCGTGGGCAAAGGCGTGTTGGGTCGAAAGGCTCTGACGGCTGCCGTGCTTACGATCCCTTTGATCACGTCATGGACGGCAAAAGCGGTGAAGTCCCCTTCAAACCTGCGTCGCATGGTTAATACCCATTGCGCCCCTCGTTGTTCGACGTGCTCCACCGTGCCGCTCTCTGTCAACAACCAATCCCCCTCCATGGCTGTGAGTCGGTTGATCTGCATTTCTGCCACTTCCAATTTCGAGCGCACTGTCAGTCGTTCGACTTCGGCCGTGCCGTCGGCTGATATACCGGCGCCACTCATACCCGCTTGGAAATCACCCACGGACAATGCTCTTTCCACGTTGGCTGTGCCCTGCACTTGAATTCCTCTTGATGTCAGTCCTTGGGCAAAGTGGATGGGTGCATGTGCCGTGTCGGGGCGAATCCCTGAAAGATATCGACTGTCAGCGCCTTTTATCAACGCGATGAGATCAATGAGCAGCTGTCCGACGCGTTGCGCCGTATTTGCCGCCTCTTGCACCTCGTCTCTAATTTGTTCGGCGCGCTGTTGCAATGTTGCCATGCTTACTCCTCCTTATCTTCCGTGTTTTTTTCTTCTGTTGCCTCTTTCTTATTTTCCAATTGTTGCTCGAAAGCGTCTGCGATGAGTCGTGCCAAATCGTTTCTATCCTCAATGATGGTGTAAATCGTACGGTTTTGCTTTTCGATTTCTTCCTTTTCCCAGCACGATTCTCGGATGCTCTTAAATTCACAGATCAGGCAGTAAGCACTCCATACCATGCAGAAGAATGGTGCCGGCAAAAGATAGCATGCCACGATGTCGAGTAGTGTCAGCACAAAGAAAGGCACAAAATATCTCATGGCCTTTTTGGCCGTTTTTTTCAGGCCCCTCGATGTTACGGTTGCGCCGCGTTGTTTGGCCTTGTGTACTCCAAAACATAGATCGAGAAACATGGCTACAAGAATAGCAGCCGTGCACAACGTAATGACCGCGGTGTGCGTGTGTGCATGCTCTTTTAGAAAAAGCCAAAGCGTGTCTCGAAAGGCTTCAATTATTTCATTCATAGAATTGCAAATGTCCTCTGTTTATTAAATGATCTCCAGCATGGGGAAAACTGACGTCCATGTAATGTTTACCACTACCACCGTTGGCGAATTGAATTCACCGGGGTGGTGCTGCTCTGTGGTGAAGAGCGGGTCGGTCGGTCCCTTCCCACCCACTAACCAGCGTGTCCCCTCGGCGTCTGTGAGTAGCGGTGCCGCCGTTGTTGTGAGCGGGGTGTGGCGGTGGGTCGTCACTGTGATTTTAGTCGTGTAAAGCCTTAGGCCGTCTTCGACACTTTCTGTCGTGTCGGCCTCTGCGATATTGGTCAAGCACCACTCTTCGGCGTTCGGCGCCCGTCCCACGAACATGGCTCTGTGCCCGTCGGGTGCCACCGCCACATTGGTCGTCTTGACGGCTGCGGCTGTAATCGCTTCGACGCGATATAAGAATCTTCTCATGTGTCGGTCTCGTTTTCGATGTCTTCAAATTCCACGTCGTGTGCTTCAGCCTTGATGTATCGTGCTGTCAATTTTTTCACCAGCTTGTCCACGTCTGCAATCGGATCGAAACCTACCACCGAAACGTCGCCTGTAATTTCCAAGAAAGGAGGTGTAATCGTTGAGTAGTCGGGTGCCGTCGCTTCGTCTTTGTCCAGTCGCATAAACTTTCCCTGTGCATTGACGAGTTGCGCCATGGCGCGTGCGTCTCCGTTGATGCGTGCCGTATTCCAAGCCTCGTCCAATCTTTGTCGAAATTGCCAGCGCTCAAAATCCACGGTGCTCTGATTCATCGCGCCCAAACAGAACTTGATGATCTTGAGATCTTCGTATGCCATGGACTTTCCGATGCGATACCTTCGAATGATCTCAACGACGATATCCTTGTCCAGTAATCTCGGATGAGCCAGCCAGTGGTTGTAAATATCCCTTAGCCTGATCATTCTTCCCCGCGTGGCCTGCGAAAGTCCCGCCTCCTGCATTTCTCTCTCATCTGCAAAGAGAAATTTCTGTGCGGTTTCGATCAGTGCCAAATTCATAGATCAAGAAATGCCTGTTTGAGGTATTCCGAAACCTTTTCTGTCGCGCTCGGTGATCCCGCTTCCATGTATTCGATGTTCCTTTCTCGGATTTCAAGCGCGGTTTCCGCTCTGATGCGTCGAAATGCTTTGGACACGGGCGTATTCAGATCCTCGATGTTATCACGCAATATGGCCTCGTCCACGCCCATGAGCACTGCAATATCCGCGATGGGTGTGAGTGCGCGAACCAAGCGCTTGAAGAGTTCGTAGTCAATCTCCAGTATTGATCCGAGATGCTCGGAGCTTTTCCAATTTTCTTCGCACATATTCTGCAATTTCCTCCTTGTTTATGATGAAATAAACCTCGTTTCTTGTGCCTCTCGTCCCGTTTTGCGATGTGACGATGGTGCAAGTTTGTTCTTCGCCGTCCACGACGACTACTTTCGCATGATTGGCACAATAGCAGACTCGGTCAAAAACGGTTGCTGTGAGCGTATTTGTTCGTGCGGTCTTTTCTGCGGCTTTGAAATCAAAAAAGAGTTCGGCGCGTTTAATCCTTCCTCTCTTTTTGAGCATGTGGATTTTTCTCACGAATTCCTCACCCACCGAAAACGACATGATTTTCAAATCGGCTTTCCCCGTGAATTCTGTCAATTGCTCGATGATCTCTCCCAGTTGCAACCTGTCTGTGATGAAGAACTGTGTCGGTTCCTCTCTCGGGTCGTGTATTGTTGGTTTGTCTTCTGTTGTGTGCATGAGTTTGTTTGCTTAGAAGAAACGGGGCGAACATACTCTCAACGTCCGCCCCGTCAATCTAATAAACAAGAAAATCGTTTTATTGTTCACCTTCGGTCGTGGGCTCTATGTCCACCCCTAAGGCGTTTATTCGTTGAGCGAAATCGGGTTTGAAACTTCCACCTGTTTCTGCAACGAATGCCATTCTCTCGGCGATTTGCCTGCGTTCATTTTCAACCTCTGCCTCGTCGATTGTTTCAGCCTGTAGCAGTGTTTCGAGTTTAGCTACGTGTGTTGAAATGAACTTCCTTGCCGCTCCCACTCGTTTGACTTCGTTGCCGGGCTCCGGCGCTTCATCGACTGCTTCCACCGCTTCTTCTTGCGACATATCGGAATTGTAGTTGTCATAACGTTCCCAGCCGTCGGTGTATTCTTTCACAAGCGGCTTTAGCACCTTAAGCTTTTCGTAGCGATCACAAGCCGGGGCGTTCTCCATCTGCTGCAATTCTGTAAAGATTTGCTTGATCTTCTCGAAGAGTTCACCACCGCGTTCATAGATAGCCCGAATTTCTTCAGGTAGTTCGTTGTGGTCGCTGCGCTTTCCGCGATGTGCCGGTGCTATGTCATCTGTCTCTTCCGGTGCGTCTTCACTTTCGTCTTGTCGTGTCGTGATGATGTTCTGCACTTTCGGAATCAGCTCGCTATCCATTTGGCGAACGCTCTCCATGGTGTGGCCGTCCAGCCGAATTTGTAGGAATTTCTTTAGGTCGGCTTCCACATGGTCGTGTGCCGTTTCCGGGCGTATCATTGCCAGTTGGTAAATATGTCGGTTGCCATTGATGCGCAAAAGCAGTTCAGCCCCTTTTCTCACGTCGCGTTCTTCGCGTGGGGTTTCTAACCAGTCGGCGATGTCCTGTGTGAATGCTTTATCCATGGCTTTCGCTTGCTACGGCTGTAGTTACTTCATCGTTGGCTCCCGAAATCTTGCCCTCGTCCACTTCTACTATACCGGCGTAAAACGGTGCGGGGGAAATATCTCGTGAAGTGATTTCGATCACCGTCCCGCCGCCGGAATAGCCCTCGCCTGTTGACAACTTGGGTTTTACCTCTGTGTCATACATTTCCGAACCAAGCAGTCGGAATTTGCCATTTCGCTGAACGATGAGAAACACAAAGTGATCTTCAGCTGCCAGTTGGCAAAAGCCAGTGACGTCCTCCTCAATTCCGGGAAAGGTCAAAGTGGCTTTGTTCTCATAGAGCTTCGACGGATATTCTCCTGTAAGATCAGACTCCATTTGTCCCTTGCTGTCGATCAGGTCAATTCGTTTCCACTTCTTATCGGCTTTCAGTACGAAATCTCCATTGAGCGTTGCGAGTTTTTCCATGGTAGCGCCGCTATCTGAAATATTGAGACGTTTGGGCCACTTGACGATGTCTCGCTTTGCGATATAATACATGTGATTTCTCAAGCCCGGCTGCACTCGACTGCCTTGGCAGTGGGTGAGACTCTCTGTGAGGGTGGGCAAACCGTTGCATTTGTTTGGCATGGTCTTATCGTTTTAGTGTTATGCGTGGATTTTACCCACAAAGAGGCTTTCTTTTGCGATGGTTTCGAACTGCACGCCGAAATACATGGTCGCCACAAAGGAGATCAGGAACTCGTGGTATTTCTCGATTGCGATATTCTCATCAGCCATTCCGGCGCCATATCCGTAAAGCATATTTTTCTTCGTGGACAAGTGCACGTATTCCGATCCCTTTTTGGACGCCAAAGGAACGAGTTCGCACAAGTTTTGAGTACCCTCGAGAAATGTTTTCGAGTACTCATGGTTGTAGGGCGTTGAACCAAAACGGGTGGCGTAATCGCGATTGTAGAGGTTATATACAGAATAAGGAATATACAACTTCGTCTCAACCGCCTGCAGTTCCGGTGCCGCCGCTTGGTAGAAGTCCATCAACCGGTCGACCGTGTTCGTGTTGGAAAATGCTTCTGGAAATTCGTGGAGATTCCCTTGCGTGGTTGAAATGCTCGTGGCGTCAATTTCTTTTTTCGTAATTGTATCAAAGCCGTCGAATAGGTCTTTGGTTTTTTCTCCCGAATCGTTCCGCTCCGCAGTCCAAAGAGCGGTGTCGATCATCTTTCCAAGTTGTGCCGATAAGTAAATCAGCACCTGCAAAACCAATGCAGCTTTGGTCAATTCTTCACCTTGTGCGAACGCCTCTCCCCAAACCGTTTTAGCAGCTTCGTTCGGATCAAATCTCTTCACGACTGATCCAAGATAAGTTTCCAGAACACGGGGGGTGATTTTCACGCCCGTGTCGTCAACTCGTGTCGCGTTGTACGGACCGAGTTCAATGTCTCCGGTCAACCGTCCGATCACTTCGCGCCCTGCAACGCCCGGGCGGCCCGTGAAGTGTTGCAATGTTTCACTGCACGAGATGACCGGTGTCATCAGCAGTTCTTTTTGGAAAGTGGTCGCCGATTTTTTGAGATCAGCGTCCGAAATATTTAGGTATCCCATATTTGTTGTTGTGTCAGTTATTCAATGCCTTGCCCCCTACGGCTATTCTCTCTCTTAGGAACATGCGTCTATCAATGTCAGAGTAGCCCCTTGATCTTTTCAAGTTGTGCCTTTGCCACGGCGGCGGCTTTTGCCACAGAATCTTCTTCCTTGTTAACGGCGGTGTCGTTCACTTTTCCTGTTTCTGCACCGTCTGCATTCGCCACGGCTTTTGCCTCTTCTTTCATTGCTTCAATTGTTGACTTCAATTCCTTGACTTCCTTTTCTAAGTCTTCGGCTCGAGTCTTCTCTTTTGAGGCCTCTGCCAACGCTTTGTTTAGCATTTCAGCTTGTGCGTTTGAAAGCATAACGCCCTTTTCATTGGCTTCCATTTTCTCAACTCCCAAAGCATTGAGCAAATCAGGGTGTGTCGTTTTATCCATAATCAAGCAATTATTTTCAGTTGTGCTTTTGTTTGCCGCCTTTCCGATCCCGAATTTCGCCAGCACTCGCTCAATGATAGTCGGCTCGCTTACAATGTTGAGCGGTGGTGCCGGCAAACCGTGTGCATTGCACATGGCCGTGACCATTGCCGTCATACCCGTCTCCGGTGTCGTGGTGTCTTCGTAATTATCAATTTCGTCCACGAGCCCGTATTCCAGCGCCTCTTGTGCAGTCAACCAACGCTCTTCTTTCATAAGCTTCTCCATCTCTTCCACGCTTTTCCCTGTGCGTTTGGAATAGATTTCAGCTATTACTTTGTCGAACGTCGTAAGCATTTCATTGAGCTGCTTGAGCTCTTCATGTTTGTCGTCGATATCTTCTTTCTGTACTCGTTCGAAGTAGAATAAGAACGACGATGCATTGTGCACAAGCATAACAGCTTCGGGTGCCATCACGATACGACGTGCCCCCATGGCTATGATAGTGGCTGCAGATGCCACCATGCCATTCAAATAAGCCGTCACATTCGCATGTGCTCGAAAGAGTGTACAGACGTCCAACCCATCAGAAAGCGATCCTCCCAGAGACGAAATTCGGACTTTTATTTCTCTTTCGGCGTATGGTTGCATTGCAGCCCGTACGCTCTCACCGGTGATCCAATAGCCGATTTCGCCTTCAATATTGATGTCGTATTTTCTTGGCATAGCGTTGTGTCTCTTAATGACGCAAAGATAGCCCCGCCCGCGCGGGGAAAAAATGACAAACGCGGCCTAACGGTTTTCTCCGTTTGGCCGCGTTGTTGAAATAGAGAAATCTTCCTCTTAGAGTTTTCGTGCGGGTTCCTACATTCGTCCCGATAGGGCGAATGTAGGCGCGCGAAAACGCAAAGTATTTGTGCGGGTTCCTGCATTCATCCCGATAGGGTGGATGTAGGCGCACAAATACGCCCAAACGGCTAAAAAACAGCTTTTTCAGGGCAAAAGGAAGAGACAAATACCATCGGTTTAGTCTTTTCCGGCTTTGCTTTGCCTGAATATGCTGTTTTTTAGCCGTTTGTTCGCCAAAGGCCGTCACGAGAGTGCGGTCTTTGAGTGAAAGGATCCCCCAGCGCGCTGAACTCTGCGACTCATGAGCGCATAAAATAAAATCGGAATATGCGTTAAAATTTACATCATTTCGCACATTCCGATCAAAACAAAAGCAAGCACAAAAAAAGATACGACAACCCTCTAATAATCAAGCTGAAAGCTTGCTTATTTAGAGAGAAAATCGTATCTTTGTATTGCAATTGAGAGAGATAGCGACTCTCAAAATTGCCGCTTTCAGCACGAGGCTGTCAGCGATGTTAAACCTTTAATAACGATTCTCATGAAGATCCTTGTTATCAAGATTTTCTGCTTGGAATTCTCCGTCGTGTTGAGATGGATTAAGCCTTAAAAGGCTGCCAAGCAAAAGGGTGTGGGGCTAAGCCCCCGCCCTACCTTCTTGAGGTTCGTTACACTGCAAAAATACAAACAAAAGTACAATGGAACAAACAAAGCACCCGAAAAATCCGCTTGGTAGTGTTCCAAGCAAAGGCCGTCCGCGTACAGTAGCGCGCAAAATCACAATCGGCCTACCGGAAGACGCGTTGAAAATCTATGATAGCTACTTGTACAAGACGGCGTTCGTATCCGACGCGATCCGCTTTTACCACCGCTATTTAGAGGAACAGGCGCAAAATACCACCGAAGAGTAAAATGAACAACGCCCCCACGTCATTTGAACGTGGGGGCGTTATTATTATCATGAAATTCATGCGGTGATGAGTGCCGCGTTTTTCGCGAAATTCGGCGGTAATAAGATCCCTTGTTGTTCAAAGTTCTTTTTCAGCCGGTAATACATTCGTTTGACTGCGTCTCTGTGGGTTATTCTTATGCCATGGCGCTTGCACCATTGTTCCAAATGTTGAGGGGTCAACCTCCCCTCTGCTGCCGTTTCGACAATGAACGCCACCAGGTCTAAGCGAAAAAACCTCTTGAGGTCTCTTACAAAAACGGCTTTGGCCTCTTTCGACAAGTGGTGGTAATGCTCGGGTTTGTGCCTACTTCTGTTTGGGAGCACAACGTTGATCGCCATGCCCCGTTTCCTTTCCTCGTCTCCGGGCGTCTTCTTCAGTTGCGCCACTGCCACCAGCGCGTGTAATAAGTCGTTGTGAGGCGAACGTGCGGGGAATCTTAAAGGATTACCATATTTATTCACAAGCCAGTCAAACAGGTAGGGCGGTACTACAATTGAAGTCGTTATATCTTTCATAATCAGCTATTTCTGTATCACAAATATACGAATTATCCGGGGTTCCACCAAACCAATACACCGCGAAAGTCCGCGCACTTTTTTTCTCATATATGATTTTCGCACGAAATTTGCGTATCATCGTATCAATGCAGATTATCAGTGAGTTAGACGTGATACGGAAATAATCCGCCCCCGAAATAGCTTGGTTCCCGTCTGCAAACGTATCATCGAGGGGCGAAATTTGGTGCTTTGATACGCTTCTCGGTTTTTCTGTATCGTTTCCGTATCACTTCCGTATCACTTCCGTATCATGTTGAATTCCCTTTATTCATCGGCATTCTCTTCTAATATTCCTCCTCATGATACGATGATACGGAAAAATAGTACGATTTCAGCATGTCACATTTTTACGGTTTCCGACCTCTCAGATCATACAGACAGGTTTTCCCGCCAGAAAACACGTAATAATATAAAAAAAGCAGCCACGCGATTGCATGGCTGCTTATTGCTCTACATTCAGCACGGTAATCTATATGGTGGATCAAATGAATCGTTTACCGGCTCTTCTTCTTCGTGCGCCTTTTTCGAACGTAAATAGATGATGTCTTCCATCTTCCCATCAATTCTCCGAGAAATACGGCCTTGCGAGTTACAAAGTTCGGGCGGGTTAAGCATATAGACCTCTTGGGATAAAGCGACGAACGCCTTTAATTGCTTGACAAACCTTTTCATCGAATACTGGTGCCCTACGTTCCCGGCAAATCTGACGTAATTTTCAAAGGCCAAACGTCTAACCAACAGACAATCGAGGTTGCCACTTTCTTCGGCAAAGAAGGTGGCCGCCCAATCTTCAAAGTTCTCCCCCATGTCCGCCTTGTGCTTTCGTTGCAAGATATTACCAAGTGGCGGTAATATCTTACCGCTCGTGCCCGCGACTTTCAAATAGAATCGACAACATTGCATGAAGAAATTGATATCTCGGTTCCAATCGCTTTCAGGATAATCTTCTGTCAAGAGGTTCCGTCCGAAATCATCACGAATTGATCGATCTTCGATGTAGTCATTCTCGGCGGCGCGTTGGTGATAATAGTCTGAGAAAACCATTGGTAGCAAACGCGCCATTGTAGATGCGTCGAAATCAGTAGGAACATAGTTGGTCGTAAATCCCATTTTCGGAGCTTTTGAAAACGGAATCGTAAATGAGCGGTTGTTCTTCGGGTTGACGGTCAATGAACCGGTGATGATGTCGTAAAATATACCCATCGAAAGGTATTGAGCACAATCGTCCACGAGAATGAAATCAGTGCTTTTGTCTACTTGGTCAAAGACGTGTGGGTTATCCATAAGCTTGGGGTTTCGCCCGGAAAGCTTTACCTGCTTCATGAAATGTTCGAATGCTTTGAAGAGAAAGGATTTCCCCGATCTTCCATTACATTCCCCGTCTGATCCGATCTTGTTATCCATGGCCTGCGGCGCCCATGCTCTTGACGGGTCTTTGTGTCTGTGTAGCATGTAGCCTATAGAGAAAATCTTGTTGATGAGATTGAGCTTCTGTTCTCTGATCTCCTCTGCATTCAGTCCTTGCCCTGCAATATCAAAACGGTGTGCTTCATGATACGCCTTCCTTTCTCCTCTCGTTGCAAATGCCTCCTCTATTTCCTTTCTCCAATAGAGCCTCGATGTATTGATCACGTAGCCAAACATAGGAGAAGCCGTGTCTTGAACGCTTATGTCCCAAACGTCTGTCCCTGTTTCATCTTTCGAGCACGTAATCTCAAACATATCTTCGAGCTTTGTAAATCGGTGTGGAATCACATTCTCTTCCCACACATAGTGCCCCAAAGCAGAACCATCAGTGTGCTCTTTGAGTTCGTTGGCCGTAACTTCCACTGCCACGTTCTCCCGATCATTCTTTTTCAAATAGAATATCTGTGAGTCCGCTGTACAGTTTGAAAAATCCAGCTCCACTTCTGCCAGGTTTTCGAGCACCGCTTGTCCGGCTAATTTGGTAGAGTTGAGTATGAGATTACGGATATCGGCGTTCAATGCGCGCTCCTCTGCCCAACAGCGAATGAAACGTCTTATATCTCGCTGCTTTATCTCGCGCACCGTCGTCCCTGTGATGTGTACGAATCTTGTCAAGTCGCTGTCCTCGTCTTTTAGACAACGATACCCGTTGAGTTCCAAAAATGCCAGTAATGAAACCGTGTCGATCCAATACTCCGTCTTATTCTTCTTTTCATTGACTCTTTCTCTCCAGAATTTGGCCGGTGTAGCCATGAGGAGCAGATCCTTGAAATCACCGATTTCACCACGTAACTCCATCCAATCGCGCAAATCTTTCCGTGGTTTCCCCCGATTGTCTTTGTAGGACGACAACCATTCCGGTAACCAAACAGTTCGCACGTCAATGAATCGCAGTGCCATCTCAACTCCCTTTTTACGCCCTGTAGCGTCCAGGTCGGGGATATTGTATATCGTTTCAGCGTACTTCGTAATCTCGCGAAATTCCGCGTCCGAAACCCGATAAGTTTCCGAGTTAAACCAAAGCGGGGCGTATCCCATGGCTTTACAGCATAAGGCGTCCCGTTCACCACTACAGATTATTGCCTCTGCTAATTTGGTCTCTTTGTATGGTATATTCTCTTTGGCCGGGTCTGCGTTCCATTCACGTTCAAGCCTCTCATTAAGTTCTCGCCATTGCATGCGTAACTCCTCGAGTCCATTGATATAAGACCTCGGTTTTTCACCACGTGGTGCATACGAAAATCGAAAAGCCTTATCAGGGTTCAGTGGCTTATAGATCTTGTAGAAAGACTTCCCCGGTTCCTCTCCTTTCGCTGGTACTACACACTCGCGTATTAGTATCGGATAATGTTCGTTGGCATACTCGCATTTGACCACTCTATTCTTTACATATCCCACATATTTCGCAGCATGCCAGTGTAGACTTTTGGCGACTTCTTGAGTCGCTTTCGGACTCATCACCTTCAACCATGTCTCCGGTATTTCGTCCATGAGTTCGAAAATAGTCTGTCCTTCGGCTTCATCAGGCTTTGCCGGTCGATCTTTCCATTCGGCTCGGTTCTGCGTTTTGTTGATGTCAGAACGTACATTGAACGTTTCAGCAATTTGCAATACAGCTTCGCCGAATCGATTGATGCCGCGCTCTTTCATCCAGACGTCCACTGGTGAAAGTGCATGCCCTTCATCACCGTAATCGATCATCTTCCACACGCGATTCCCGTTTTTATCCGTCGTCGCCATTAACATAGCAGACGGCGTTCGTTCGGATTCTCGTGCCTTGAATTTTGCCTTTGGATTACTTACGCAAACTTCCGCTTGTGGATACACGGAAAGGATAATATCCAGTCCTTCCCGTGTACCCGCGTATAGTTGTTCAACAGTTATCATAAATCGTAGAGTGTCGCTTCGACGATGTCTTGCATTCTTTCCACAAGCGTTTCCGCTTGTTCTGTGTTCGTTTTGAAGAATACGACACTCGTCCCGTCGTCGTTATTCTTCACGCGTTCCACTTGAAATTCCTTCTCTATCGTGGCAAAGAAAGCTCTTGCCCGAATTGCCCAAAAGGTGCATTCAAGTTTGTAGGTATGTCTCGTTCCCGATAGGCAGATTTCTACTCCTTCCCGGGGGGTGTTGTACTTTACAGGCAGCATGCTCTCTTCTTTTACAGTTTACTATGCCAAAAGCGCTGAATTTCCTCTGCGGTGTAGAGTTTCCGTGCCAACTCGGGGTGATACTCTGATCTAATCGCGCCATTTATGGTATAGACACGAAGCGAATTGCGGTGGATACCAAGCAATGCACACGTTTGAGCGATGTCATAACGTCCTCCGGGGACGGTTTGGGGTGGAATGTGGATCATGATACTCTTGTTAGATAGATTAGACCTTTGGGTTCATCTACTACTGTCTCGAATTTTCGTTGTAGACTCTTCCCATATCTGTTTTTGTAGACGGTTACTCGATCATAAAACCTAATCGGAATCATGTAAGTCTGTCCGATTTGGATTTCTCTCATCACCGCTGCGCTAAGTATTTCCTTTCTTATGCATTTATCCATCGGCCTCTGCTGTTGTTGTTATTATTATTATTATCTTTGTCTGGCAAAGGTATCATTTTTATTGCACACTATCAAATTTATTTGTGTGTTTTATTCGGTGACGTCACTTTTAATGCCCTCCTTCAAAAAAAAAACTGATTACTATGTTTTTAGAACGAATTCGGACACTCTGCTCAAAACGCCCCGGTGGTGTCAAAGGATTAGCTGCTGAAGTCGACATGAGCGACGTTAACTTGTTTCGCTGTATCCGTGAGGGGTCTATTAAGGCTCAAGATCTTGAGCGTATCGCAAAAGCTTTGAATGTGAGTATAACAGAATTTTTTCCTGATGACAAGTCTTACCTATCTATTGGTAACAATGCAGTCTCCTCGTTCAATGGTAACAACATTGCTCTTTCCGGTTCCACTGACATGGCAAAGGAAAATGAAGAACTCCGTGCTCGCATTGCACTATTGGAGGAGCATTTAAGAGACAAGGAGCTAATAATTTCATTGCTTCGAAGTAAATCAGAAGTGTGATAGCAGTGCAATATCCGTGCAAGAATAAGGTTATTTGTGGCCAATTGGTTCATAATCAGGTGCTTTTGTAAGATATCAACTTTGAGCAAATCAATACCCGAAAGTCCGATGAAACTTCGTTTTCGAATCCCCTATTTCACCGCTCCCGGCGAGCAACTCCGTCTCGAATGGGAGAACCTCCCGTCGCCTTCGCTTGCGCTGAGCGAAACAGCGCCCGGCGAATGGACGGGCGAGGTTGTTTTCTCCGATCTCCACGCTGCGCAAGTGCCCACTTATCGTTATGCCGTGTGGCAAGGCGACCGCTGTTTGCGGCGCGAACTGGGCCATCTGAAGCACCGCCCCCGCATCCAA